GCCGCTAAACGAAGTTAAGTCAGCGTGGGCGCATGAGCTTGGTATTTTTGCTGACAACCTAAATGCTATTGGTTGGGCATTGCAAAACCTTCCTGATCGTTGCCCAAACCTAATTGAATTTAAGTCGCTATGCAAACAAGCCCCCAGACCTACTACAAACGCTCTGGAAGCTCCAAAAGCACCAGTTGAGGTGGTTGATATGGTATTGGCTGAAATAGCCGCCACAGCCTTTAAAACGCCTAAAGATCAAAATGGGAATGTTGACCACAAGAGATGGGCTAAAAGACTGAAAACTTTTCACGAAAATGGTGGGAAGTTAAGCCTATATCAAATTAAATGCTACAAAACTGCGTTGGATATAGTAAGCTAACTAAATAGAATTATTGGAATGTTATGAAAAAACCAGAAAAAATAGACAGGTTTGATAGACCTGCATACAAAACACCAAAAACGCATACACGGGCTGGCAGCATGAATAAGATCATATTTGGTGATTGCCGTGACACTATGCGTCAATTGGCAAGCGAAAGTGTAAAGGTACAAATGTGTGTGACTAGCCCACCTTATTTTGGGCTGCGTGACTATGGGCATGATGGTCAGATTGGGCTAGAGGGAACTCCAGAGCAATACATCGAGGCAATGGTAGAGGTTTTCCGTTGCGTCAAGGACATTTTGGCTGATGATGGTGTGTTGTGGGTAAACATTGGCGATAGTTACAACACATCTCCTGCTGGTAATAAAAAATGGGGTGATGGTGTTGGAACAAATAAAGCCTACGAAGAACACCAAATACATCATGGTAAAAAAATAATAAAATCTTTAAAACCAAAAGACCTAATTGGTATCCCTTGGATGCTTGCTTTCGCTCTCAGGGCTGACGGTTGGTATCTACGCCAAGACATTATTTGGCATAAGCCAAACCCAATGCCAGAATCTGTACAAGACCGTTGTACAAAAGCACATGAGTACATCTTTTTGTTGTCGAAATCACAAAAGTATTTTTATGACAATGAGGCAATTAAAGTGCCTGTCAAAGAGGATTGGGGTACACGGGATAGAACAAACGGCAAGTATCACAATGAAGGTACGGGCTTGCAGCCTCATGGCGGCTTGGAAAAGTCTCATGAGATGTCAAACAAAAGGTCAGTATGGTCGGTTAATACAAAGCCATACAAAGGCGCACACTTTGCTGTATTTCCAGAGGAATTGATTGAGCCTTGCATATTGGCAGGAAGTCGTATTGGTGACGTTGTGCTTGACCCGTTTATGGGCAGCGGAACAACGGCACAAGTAGCACAACAATTGGGACGCAAATACCTTGGTTGCGAACTAAATCTAGACTACAAAACATTGCAAGATAAACGAGTAGCACAACAATCTTTGGAATTGGCATGAAAAAGAAAGACACTATAAGCAAGTTTGACAGACCTGCTTATGTCCCGCCTAAACGCTTTGTAAGACCCGGCAGCATGACCGTATTAGCAGCACCAAGCAGAATTGCAAAAACTTTGTTTTATCCAGACGGAAAGATTAAACGTGAAGAAAAACCAGATTGAGCTGATGCAAGTTTTAAAAAACGTAGACAAATGGTTAACCGCTGCTGAGATTGCGGAACGAATAGACGCACATCCCAACAAGGTACGCAGATTAATAGCTTCTGATGCGTTTAAACACGTTTTAAAGGGTGTTTGTGACACAGGTAGAGTAAACGGAAAGTACGTCACGGTTTACAAACTAATGCCTGAACACAAATCTAACGTAGAAGATGCGTTATCTCTTGCTAAACAACACACAGGTATTTGGGGTCAGCTTAATTGGTCTAACCAAATTAAAGTAGAGTTGCTATGAAGCTAATTGAAAAACTTAAGAAATCTTGGTTAACGGTTCAAGAAGTTGACGAACTTGAAGAATACGTTAAACAGTTAGAAATAGACGCAAACCGCTACAAATGGCTAAACAAGTACACAAGTCAGCTTTTTATGGTGACTGAGGAACAGACTGACCAACAAGTTGACATTGCAATGGGGAAAAAGCATGACTGACGATCCAGAAGAATTTGCTTGGCAAGAGCTAGAACGTAAACAGCAAAAGAAAAAGCAAGTACCAGTTACAGAACGGGAAGCTCTCAAAATCGCTTACAACGCATTAATTGAGATAGATAAGGAAACACCTTACCCCCTCGCAAAACACGCTGCAATGGTCATTAATAGCGTTTTAAGCGTATCCGCAACGGATTGGGAGGCTATTGCAGCAGATCAAGCTATGACTATTGCATTAATGAAAACAGAGCAATGGGACACATCCGACATGGCGCATAGACCTAACAGCCTATCAATTGATGACGATATACAAGAATACAAAAAGCCTTGGGTTGGGTTAACTGATGTAGAAATTCACGAGGCAGCAATTATTTGCGTAAAGTCTGGGCAATCAGTAAATAATTGTATTCGAGCGATAGAAACTAAGTTACGGAAGCGCAACAATGGATAACCAACCAGACCTATTTACCTTAGTTGAAGCGCAATCATTAAACGATGAGATTAATCGGCTGAAAGACCTTAATCAGCGTCTAGTGGCGGCAGCTAAAGAACTAGGCTATGCAGACGATGTACATGAATGGGACGATGCTTGGAGCAAAATGTGCAAGATAATGAAAGAGTGCAAAGAAGTTGGGGTAGCACTTCAGACCGCATCCTAATTTTGCTTAAACAACACGAAATGACCAAAATAGAGATATGCAGCGCACTAGGTTTAACGCACGATGACACAGCAAGCGTACTAACAAGGCTTAGGCGCACATCTAAGCTGTTTGGCAAGCGTATCTATATCTGCGGTTACGAGCGTGGCGCAATCGGTAAGCGGTATTACCTTAGACCAGTTTATAAAGCGGGAAGCAATCCAGATAGACCAAAGCCACCTGTATTTACTCAAAAAGAACGTAGTGCTAAGTCACACAAGAAAAGAATGTTAATTAAACACAGCCAGATATTTCAAGGACAATATGGACTTTGACCCTAATGACGCAATTGAGTACATTTATAAGAACGCCCCAAAGTATGGTGCAGCTAAAGGCAAGGTTGCCGAATTGGACGCATATAGGCACAGCTTGAAAGCCATTATGATGAGCAAATCATCAGAATCGACTATCGGTGGACAAGAAAAAGCAGCCTATGCAAGCCCCGAATACCAAAACCTATGCAAAGCTATAGGCGAGGCAACAGAAGCGGCTGAAACGCTTAAATGGCGGCTAGAATCGGCAAGAATGAAGTTTGAAGCGTACAGAACTTTGGAAGCAAGCAACAGAAACCTAGAAAGGCTCACTAGATGAACGATTACGCACTATCATTTATTACGATTAAAGCCTTGCTTAAACATTATGAAGCGGCAGTAAATAAACATAATTATCAGGAAGCCGCAAGCATTGCTGTAGACATACAGCTACTTAGTCGTGATTTACAACAATGGGCTGAACAATGTATAGAAACCAAAAACTCCTAGTTGCTTGCAGAGAAATACCTTGTCAACTATGTGGCGCAGACGATGGTACGGTTGTTGCAGCGCACAGCAACCAGTTGCGGGATGGCAAAGGCAGAGGTCTTAAAGCGCACGATTACCGCATTGCATCATTATGTTTTCGATGTCACACCGAAATAGATCAAGGCAAAGACTTAAACAGAGTAATGCGAGTAGAGCTTTGGGAACTGGCGCACAGAAAGACTATAGGCGAATTGTTTGAGCGAGATTTAATTAAATGCTAGTAACAATGAAGTTACCAATTCCCCCGTCCAATAACACCTATTATCGAAACTTTAGGGGGCGGATGGTGCTTGGCAAGTCTGGTCGAGAATACAAAATAACAATCCAAGAATATGTAACAGAAAACAAAATTCCTAAATTCGGAAGTAGTAGACTCCACGCAATGATTACAATTTTCCCTAAAGACCGACGAAAATTCGATTTAGATGGAAGGCTTAAAGGATTGCTTGATTCTTTGCAAGACGCAGGTGTGTTTGACGATGACGAACAACTTGACCAAATCACCATCACAAGAGGCGTGATTAAATCAGGTGGTCAATGTACAATAATCCTAGCCACCATTGAAAACGAGGCGTAAATGGACTATCCAGCCGTATTTGTATCGACGCTGTTACATAGCGCAACCAATGCTCATTTTATGCACCTAATGACAGATAGTTATGCTTGTCATGTTGCGCTTGGTGAATATTACGATGAAATTGTTGAGCTAACAGATAAGTATGCAGAATCTTATCAAGGTGCTTATGAAATTATCAAAAGTTACCCCAAAGATTTTCATTTGGCTAATGATCCCGTTAAATACATGAAATCATTAAAAGATTTTGTTAAAGAAATTCGTCCAGAGTTGCCCAAAAACACCGAACTAAACAACATTGTTGATGAAATAGCTGATTTGATTAATTCAACGCTATACAAGCTAAAAACATTTAAATAAACCCCAAAAGCTCGGCAAAGCTAGTGGGGTTCTAACCAACCAACTGTTCAGGAGTTGATATGGCTAATGATATTTTATTGCAAGAAAACTTAAAAGAACTGTTTTTGTATGAAAACGGTAATTTTTATTGGAAAATAAAACCAACAAAACGCTATCCAATTGGCATGAAAGCGGGAACTCTGGCTAAACGAGGCTGTTTGCACATAAGTTTTGATGGAAAGGTTCACAAAGCGCATAGGTTAGTATTTTTATATCATCACGGATATATGCCGATAGAAGTAGACCATATAGACGGCAATCCGCTAAATAACAAAATTGAAAACTTAAGAGAAGCCTCTCGCTCTGAAAACCTAAGAAATACCAAAAAACGAATTGATAACAAATCTGGTTACAAAGGCGTGTGTTGGGACAAAAGGTCTAAAAAATGGCGAACTGTTTGTTCTGTTAATAAAAAACAATACAGCGCAGGTTCTTACAAAGATTTGGATATTGCAATAAAATCTGTACAAATATTGCGACAATCACTTCATTTGCAATTTACAAGACATGAATAGGTGAAACATGAAAGCTGGACTATATGCAAACATCCTAGCAAAGCAAGAGCGCATTAAAGCAGGATCAGGCGAGAAGATGAGAAAGCCTGGCGAGTCCGGTGCGCCAACAGCGAAAGATTTTAAAGAATCAGCTAAGACAGCTAAAGATACTAAAAAGTAATATATAATTAACCTATCTAAAGCTCTACAACAATTGAGAAAAGATATGGACAGCAAAATAGTGAAGTCTACTAAACGTATGCCCCCTAATGCAGGGAAGGGTCGAGTAGCAGGT